GAAAAACACTTAGTGAGTTTTGCAAAACACACTAAAAACGAAGATTTGGAGAAGACATGAAGAGGTTCAAAGAATTTATATCAGAAGTCTATGATATCTCTTATATAGACAATATTCAAGACCTACTTGCAGAGCAAAACACTAATCTACCTAACGAGGTTTTTATAGGTTTAGATTATGAGAGAAGTGAAAAGTTATCTAGTAATAGACGAGATATCATAATTGTTCGTTCAAAAGATAGAGAAGACGACAGAGACGAGATTTTACGAAACCTTAAACAACAAGGTATCGAAGCAAAGATAGGTTCAGGTTCTTCAAGTGTTGATCCTATAGATGGCACACACGAAGACAAAGCATTTCGTATTATGCTCAAACCTGTATCAGGTGGTATGGCCGAGACTACTCTTAATTCATCAATCACAGAATTATTTCCTGCAATCGCTTTTGAGAAAAAGTATAATGCAAAGAATATACAAGACTTTCATAAATTTTTATTAGGTCAAGAACCTAAAAAGTTAAAGTGTGTTCATGAAAAAGATATCTTAGCAGCACAAGAAACAATTAACAAAGCAGATACATCTAGTAAGTTTGAGATTAAGATGAATAATGCAATCGCAATATTGCAATACATTAAAGATCAAAACAAAGATAAACCTATCAAAGAGGTTCGTTGGGGATATCGTTCATCTTCAAAACCAGCTGGTGTACCAGGCAATCACCCAGGCGATATATTTCTAATATACAAAGACAACAAAATTTTAGGTGTAAGTTTAAAAGCAGGTGGTAAAAAAACTGCTGAACCACAACTAAACACATATGTTGCGACAATATTCAAATCGTTTCAAGACGAAGGAACATATAATAAATTAATGTCAGCAGCATTTAAAAGTGTATATTCAAAAATAAAAGGTGTAACATCAGATTATAATAAGAACAGAAAAACTAAAGATGTTCTTCGTGCCTTTGAAAAAAAGAACAATAGAAAGTATGAACAATTATATGACGAGTATCTGGAATTAAATAGAAAAGCAATAGTTAATAGATTTAATAAAGATAAAAAGAAAACATTATATTATATTCAACAAGAAGTATTAAGAGACGCACCTAAAGTACCTACAATGGTAATCAAGGCAGAAGGTAAAAACTACTCAGAGGTTACAGACAAAGACGCATTGGGTGTATTTTTACCACAAGTACAATTCATAAAAGCATATGCAAGTGAATCATCAAAACAAAATTGGTTTATAGATATGAAATCTGGTAAAGATAAGTTAACTATGAAGATGTCAATAAGAACAAATAAAGCAGGACACCCGGGTGTTAAGAAATTAGGTCAGTTTAGTCTTGCAGTAAAATATAATGGATTAGCATAATGTTATTAGTAGAAGATAAAAACACACACTTAGAACATTTAGAAGATGATATCATCAATAATGGTTTTGACGGTGGTAAAAATGCAATATAGTGGAACACAATAATTAGTAAGTCTATATAAAATATCCATTACATGTAGATTTAAGGAACAGGAGAATCATGAAATCGTTCAATGACTTTTTAACAGAAGAAAAAAATCTCCACATGGAACATGCGGAAGATAACATCTTCAATCTTGGTTCCAAAGGTATTCCAGAAGTTTTAAACTTCTTAAATGCATTGCGGGATATGTTGGGAACCAAAACTAAATCCAAAGTGAACGTCACCGTGAAATGGGATGGGGCTCCTGCTGTATTTGCAGGAACTGATCCGGTATCTGGTAAGTTCTTTGTTGGAACAAAATCTATTTTTAATAAGACTCCCAAGTTGAACTTCACTCGTGCAGACATTAAAAGAAACCACAGTGGCGGACTTGCAGACAAACTAATAGTCGCATTGAAACATTTGGTGAAGTTAGGTATACCCAAGGGAAAGATTCTCCAAGGTGACATGCTCTACAGTAAGGGCGACATAAAAACAAAAGTGATCGATGGTGAGAAGGTTATCACCTTCCAACCTAATACGATTGCATACACTGTTCCAGTTGACTCCGCCCTTGCGAAACAAATCCTCGCATCAGAGATGGGTGTCATCTTTCATACCACATATTCTGGTGGGAAGACTGTCGCAGATATGAGTGCATCGTTTAAGATGAACGTGAAGGAATTGAAGAAAACAAAATCAATCTGGTTTGACGATGCATCGTTCAAGGATGTTTCTGGTTCCGCAACCATGACCGCAAAAGAAGATGCAGTAATGGGCAAGTTGATCAAGAACGTGGAAATGAAATCCAAGGCGACGAGTCACAAACAACTAGACAAATTTATCGTGACACGCGACTTCTTTGATATGATCAAGATTTATAATAATGCAAAAATTCGTGAGGGTTCAGCAGTCACAAGTTCAGAATCTCATGTTGATGGATTTGTTGATTGGTATAATGAACGAAAAACTGACAAACTAAAAGACGGGGATGAACAGGGTAAAATCAAACTTGCAGATGAATTAAAACTCCTGACTAGTTTTCGTGGTGATCTCATTAAGATTTTTAATTTGCATGGTGCAATCGTTGAGGCAAAAACTTTCATCATCCGTAAATTGGAGAAGGTTAGAACAATCGGAACCTTCGTGCGAACAACCGATGGATACGCTGTTACTGCACCAGAAGGATTTGTGGCAATTTCTAATACAGGTAGTGCATTAAAACTCGTAGACCGTTTAGAATTTTCAAGATTAAACTTCACGGCTGCCAAGGACTGGGTAAAGGGGTAATGTGCCACGACGGATGCGTAGTGATCATAGAAAAATATATAAAGAACATCATGGTCCTATTCCAGAAGGATATCACATCCACCACAAAGACTTAAACCACAAGAATAATGATCCAGAGAATCTTGAGGCGCTATCTCCAGATGATCATGCCAAGAAACATGGATTCTTTAGCAACTGAATCATATCGTAACCAACCGAAAATAAAGCCGATGAATGGATAGAGGAACATGAATAATGGTAGATACGTTTGATGAACAATTAAAGCCTGGGTTCTCTGCTCCTCCTGTAAACAAACGAAAGATACAGGATGATGAATATGAGCAAGAAAAACAGAAGAAAGAAAAGGCAGAAAAGGAAAGGGCTGCTGCTGATGAACTACCGATTAAGAAGAAACAAAAGACCAATGAATTTCGTGGACCAACAATTTATCTAGACATGGACGGAGTGCTTGCAGATTTCATAGGTGGTGTTGACAAGGCACACAAAAAGAAGTTTGGAACCAAAATGGCATGGACGGACAAACGTGGTGGATTCAATGTGAAGGACGATGTGAATCTAATCGGATCAGTGAAGTCCAATCCTACATTCTGGAGTAATCTTGCATGGACGAGTAATGGTAAGAAGTTGGTCAATCATGTTTTAAAATATAAACCGGGAATCGTGTCTGCATATATGAAAGATGATCTTCGTTCCAAGAAACAAAAGGGAGAATGGTTACAAAAGAATATAGGTATAAATAATCTGGGCGATATAAATATAGTCAGGAGAAAAGATAAACCTTTATTTGCACGAGGTGAGTGGGGTCCAAATATCTTGATTGATGACTTGGAACTCAATATTATTAAATGGCGCCGAGCGGGAGGTATTGGACTTCTCTACAATGATAAATCTTACAGGAAGACAATTCGGGAGCTTATAAAATTAGGATTTGAATAGGAGACGGTGAATGAGGAACGAATTTATTAATGGTAACTGTTTTGATGTACTTCCTGATATAGAAGATAAATCGGTAGACTTGTTGTTTACTAGTCCACCGGATATATCACAAACAGATTGTGATCTAGATGTAACAAAATATAAAACATTTCAACATAAATTTTTGCAAGAGTTTGGTAGAGTTACAAAGGATGATGGGTTCGTTGTAATCTGCCAGCAGGACAGAAAGATAAATGGAACCGTATTGTTGAATCATGCATTTTATGCTTCAACGATGGAGTCACTAGGTTTCGTATTGAAGGATTATAAAATTATAGTAAGAAACTATCCAGTTGATAAGAAGGATATGTATTACTTCAATTATCAACATTGTTTAATTTTCAGTCGCAAGGCGAAGATCAAACGTGGTGGAGATTTCATCCGCAACATTTTGGTTTATGATACTGACCGAATTGGCGGGATACAGGGAACATTCAATATCTTTGTCTGGAATGAAAAGTTTATTGAATTGGTAATAGGACATCTCACAAAAGAAAAATCTTTTGTAGTTGATCCTTTCTCTGGTTCTGGTGTTGTTTGTTATGTTGCAAAAAACATGAATCGGGATTATTTGGGAATCGAACTAAACAAAGAAGTATATGATAAATCTTTCATGTTTGGTCGTCTTGCATAGAGGGTAATATGCCAATTAGATACGAAGATTATTTAGCAGAAGCAAAAAAGAAGGCCGAGGATACTGGAGTAGTAATCACATTCGGACGAATGAATCCTCCCACACTTGGCCATGGCGCACTTGTCAAGAAGGTGATAGATGTCGCAAAGGGTGCTGAACATAGAATCTATGTCAGTCAATCACAAGACGAAAAGAAAAATCCACTAAAATATCAAACAAAAATCAAATTCCTCCGCAAAATGTTTCCCAAAGCAAACATTATAAAGGATACCTCCATCAAAACCCCGTTTGATGTATTTGGGAAACTTGACAAAGAAGGATATAAAAAAGTTACAATGGTCGTAGGTGATGATCGTCTTGCAGAATTTCGTAAGGGAATTAAACGAATTGATGTGGGATATAAGTTCAAAGCAGTCAGTGCAGGAAAACGTGATCCAGATTCAGAAGGTGTTGCAGGAATGTCAGCATCTAAAATGCGAGCCTTTGCACGAGAGAACAAATTTAAGAAATTCTTTGCAGGACTAGGGGGAACCTTGAGTAATGCGGATGCACAATCATTATTTGATTCAGTTCGTAAAGGTATGAAATTAAAATTGAACGAAGTTTCATATGTAAACGAGAATGATTATGAGGTGGGAGACATCGTAGAGTATTCGATAGATGGTTCTTTTGCAACAGTCCTCAAAATAACTCCTACACAATTAGTATGTGAAGTTGTTGCGTCCGGTGACGCATATGAGAAATCGCAAATTGTTACCGGAAATTATAATAACTTTTCTTCTGCATACATTATGGAGTCTGATACGACAGAAGACCTTCTTACATTACATAATAATAATCCTGCAAAGGCACTTGCACATATTACTGAGATGAGTATTTCATCTGCAAAGAAATTGATAAAAAGTTTATCCGTAGACGAAGCATTTAATTTATTTAAAGCGTTGAGTGTGGAAGATTATGATTCAATCAGTTCTATTTTGGAATCATCGGAAGCACAACTTGAGGTTGGATCGGACAAACTAGTAAAGAATCGTCTTGCACTTGTGCCTGGACAAAAGATTGAGATTGCATCGTTCCAGCAAGGTGAGAAGGCGATTTCCAAGAAAACTAAAACCACAACAGAAAACTTTTTAGAAAAATACAAGGGGAAAAATAATGCCAAATGAGAACATGAATAATCTTCCAAAAGATTTATTGAAGTCTGTGGGAAACTTTCTCGATACCAATAGAAAAGAAGTTATGATACAACCAAGTGCTATGCCGGGATTTGGTCGTCAATTGCGCCCGGAAGAAATTGAGAATGAAAAAGAAATCCTTACAGAAGCTGAGGCTGATGAAGATGAGGAAGACAAAGATGATGAAGACAAGGATGACGAGGATGATGAAGACAAGGATGACGAGGATGATGAAGACGAGGATAAACCTTCTTCCAAATCTGTCCCAAAGATTGGTAAAAAGATTTTAAGGAAGCCCATTAAATCTTTACCCACCAAATCTGATAAAAGCATCAAACTGTCGGGTAAAAAAGAAAAAATTAAAATGAACCCAGAATTATCAAATGCCCCAAGTGTGGGTAGTTAAACGGAGAACTTTTATGATTGAAAAACTAATTGAAATGGTGAAGAAACACAAACAAGAAGTATATGTACGCGGCCTAAAATCTGCTGACGAGATTAATAGTATTAGGTCTTCTTTGTCACAAAAAGAGGCTGATGTAAATGCTCTTCGGGGTTCAATGCAAACTTGTGATTATCTTATTGAACAACTGGAGGAAAAAAACCTCCTAAATAATGATGATGGAAGTATAGAAAACTAAATATTCCTAAATACTAGAGTAATTCTTTTCTTTCAAGAATAAAGGAGAAATAAGATGGCTTTATGGGGAGCAACTGATGCTGATGAGTCGAAACCCAAATGGTTAACCACAGCAGAAAAAAAGGAAGTGTTCGCAAATGCGTCCGGTTGGGTTGTTGAAGCTGGTTCTGCGATGACGGGTAATGATAATACCGCAGCTGGAGTCCAAAATGAAGTACTAGTTGCAACAGGTGCTCTTGCTACTTCACTTGGTGTTGCTACTATTACTAGCGTTGATTGGGTCACAACTGTAGTGGATAAATCCGCTGGGTTTACACTCAGTGCTATTGTTCGATGGAATGAGGCAGTCACTGTCGCAACTAGTAATCCCACTCTTGCAGTTACCAACAGTAATGCTGGTACTGGTTCTGGTCGTGGACCACACACACTCGTATATACAAGTGGCTCTGGCACTAACGAACTAACATTTGTTCTTGTCATCGGCACTGCCGATGCTCAAACGAACGCGGACGATGTACTGTCAATCGCTGCACAGAGTGTTGTATTGGCCAGTAGTTCGACTATCAGAGATACTGGTACTGTGAGCAATAGTGAACTTGTGATTACTGCTGGTCAGGGAACTGCTGCTGGTACTCTCACTGTTGTTGCATAAAGAAGTTAGTTATATGACATTCTGGTTCCAGACGCTGCGTGTGTACTGGAAATAGCATTCCCAATAATTGGGTTTATAGTTTTAAGGGAGAAATAAAAAGATGGCTGATAAGAAAGTTACTGCTCTTACGGATCACGCCGCTACACTGGCATCCGAAGACTTGTTCATGGTTATTGATGATCCAAGCAACACCCCGGCAAACAAGAAAGTATCTGTGAAGAATGTATTCGGTAATGTGAATCATAGTACTGTCGCAGCTGATTCTACTTCACTGAGTCTAACAAGGTCTGTAGTAACGGTTACAGATGGCCAGGCATCTAGTGGTAATTTGATTGCTGGTGAGTTCACGGTGAACCATGCTGGTGCAACTGGTACGACAGCTGTTGGTAACATATGGGGCAGTAAATCTACTGTCAAGATGAGTTCCGCAAATAACAATGTTACAACTGCAACCTCTGCAATTTATGGTATTATGGACATCGCTGCAAGTGCAGACTCCTTGGGAACCGAAGGCGGTTATGGTCTTTCATTAGACTTTGATACAACTGCTGGTGCTCGTGGTGTTGCTCCTTCGGCGTACATAAGTTTTGGTGATAGATTTGTCACTGGAACACTTCCTGCAACGTATCTGTTTGACGTTTTCCCGGCTGAAACGAGAAACGGAAGCCTGACTTTTTCAACACCCGGTGATTTTGGGTGTTATAATGATGCATCAACAGCATCCACAGTCGGTGGAACACTTAAAATTCGGGTAAATGGTGAAGTCCAGTATATCCAAACTTACACCGCTACATCGTAAAGAAAGAGGAATAACTTCAATGAAATCATTTTCGGAATCACTAGGTAGGAGAGGCACAGATGGTATCACCGCAGCTATCGATGCCGTTGATAACTCGATGGGAGGCGGCGTTCACAATCTTCAGAATCCTGAAGTTCTACAACGTATCAATGCAGTCATTGGTGATTATGCCAATGATGAGTTTATCGATCCTTTCCAAGTTGTTCGCGCAGTTCGTGAACACCTGAGAATACTTGGGGTTGGATTTATGACCGATAGCTTCTCAGAAAGTTCTGTTGAAGATGGTACTGTTATCGAAATCCCCCTCTTCAGATGGGGTGGAAGATATGGTCGCCTAACAGATGAATCTGCTGAGATTACTAGTGACGATGGTATCTCTCACGAGGGCCGCCCACTATCGGTTCGATTTGGATTTATGCAACTCGAAAACAATAAATTTAATGTAGTGGTAAAAATAATATGAAATTTCATGAATTTAAATCCAACATGAATAAATCATTGACAGAAGTTGACCTTGATGAAGCGTTCAAAAAGGGTGACACTGTTACTGTTTTGAGAGGACCACATAAAGGTGATAAACACGAAATAATTCATGATTTTGGAGATGGTACATATAATGTTAGACCTATTAGAGTATCCAAGATTAAATATAAGTTGGGTGCAGCTAAGGCAAAGGCATCTGATCTTAAAAAAGAAGAAGTTGACCTTGATGAAGGCCCAGCAAAAGTGTGGCATTTAGCAAATAAGAAATTTAGTTTAATATCTGATAAAGATGGATATACTTTAGTCACACATGGGTCTGGAAAAGAAACGAAGTTAAAAGCAAAATCACCGGCAGATGCTACATCTGAATTGGTAAAAAGAGGATATAGAGAATCAGTTGATCTTGGTGAAGGAATTATTGATCAGGTAAAGGATATCGCTTCCAAGAAATCAGCTGCTAAGATTGGCGGCGTCATGGTAGATTCCTTTACTGCATCTGCTATTTCGCAAATCTATGACAAGGTAAATGACGCAAACAAGAAGAAGATGGAGAAGTTACCCATCACCAAACTTGCCGATCTGGCATTTAAGATGATGAGCAAAGACTAAAAACTATATTATAAGTGGATCTCTATGGCATTTATTAAAATAACAGATGAAAATTTTATCCTCTACGCCATGCACAATTATAATAATCTTGAGTGCAATGGCGTAGAGGATTTTAATGAAGATATTAGTAGAATTAAATATATAAAACGGTTACTGAGAAAATATTTAAACAGTGGTGAATTGAAGGAACGATTAATTATTAATCATCTGGTATTGCTGGGAAATGTTTTTGGGGTTGAGGTAACAACCAGAATATTATTTTTTAAAATAGAAAAAGAATTGTGGCCTATATTAAAAACCTTTTTGGTTTTTTTAAATTATATGCAAGAAGATTTATATAACCCCGACATCATTTCCTCAAATATACCGTTAGATCAAAACATAGTAAATATGCTAAGAGAAATTTAACTGACAGAGGATATTTGTGGAAGCATTTAAATTAATCGCCGATTTAGGATTTTCAATCGCTGCTGTAATAGGCGGTGGATTTTTTATAATCCTACTTTTAAAATATATTCTTGATTCTGTTGTGACCAAAGCTCGCGGATTGAACGGTATGATTTCTGCATTAGATAATAGAGTCAAAACAATTAATAATGAAATTGTTAGACTTGATACATTAATTTGTCATGCTCTTGGTGTTAAACCAGATACTAGAAGATTATCTGCGGCAGATGGAAAAGAAGATGCTAGGAAAGACTGATGAATGAAATAGTTGATGCCATAAATCAATATGGTGTACCAACAGTAGTGGCAGTCGGTATGTCTTATTTTATATATTACATATGGAAGTTTGTTACAAAAAATATTCTTCCCGCAATGGGCGAAGCAAGTGGCACATTAATAAAGTTAATAGATAGAATAAGAATGTTAGATAATGACATGATAAGATTGGATCAAAAAATTAATACAATACTAGAAATACGAAAACTCAAGTCGGAGAAGGAAGATGATTTCTAGGCCAATACTTTTTATATTGGTATTATTCACAACGATATATTTTTTAATACTTGTGGGAATGGGTTGGGCAGGAGATTTGACACATACTTGGAAGTCTCCCGCTTTTACTGGTAATGGATTCAGCGCACACGCATTAACTATTGAGAATCAAGAGTTCACTAGAAAGCAAGCGATAGAAGAAAAAAAGGCAGCAGCAAAAAGACAAGCAATTCGTGATGCTGCAAATACGAATCTTTCTAAATTTATGAAGAATGTAGAATCAAGAATATACGCCCAACTCTCAAAGCAATTGGTAGATAGTATGTTTGGTGAAAATTCTAATACCTCTGGAACCGTCACTTTTGAGGGCACGACAATTAGTTATGTCAAGAATACTGGGACGGTAGAGTTAACAATAGTGAGTCCTGATGGTAGTTCAACTGTTATTACTGTGCCTGTCGGCGATTTTACTTTCTAGTTGCGCCTCTATTCAGGCAATAGACGAAGTGGAGATAGTATCGGCTCCATTAGTAGATGAACTTTTAACTATGCGGCCACCAGAACGTAAAGTTCCTATAGCAGTATATAAATTTGCTGATGTGACAGGGCAAAGAAAGCCTGGTACTAATCTTGCTTTGTTAAGTAGTGCAGTTACACAAGGCGGTGATATATGGTTACTGCAAGCATTGAAGAAGGCAGGCAGTGGAAGGTGGTTTCAGGTTGTTGAGAGGATGGAGTTAGCCGATCTTCTCAAAGAAAGACAAATCATACGAAATACAAGAAAATCGTATGACGGAGAAAAAGCAGAAACGATTAAACCGCTGTTGTTTGCTGGAGTATTATTAACAGGCGGTATAGTTGGATATGATACCAATACAAGTACCGGTGGTTTGGGTGTAAGATATTTGGGTATTGGTATAACTGATGAATATCGTAAAGATATGGTTACAGTTGCATTACGTTTAATATCGGTACAAACGGGTGAAGTGTTAATAGCAGTTAGTTCGCAGAAAACAATTTTAAGTACTAAAATATCCGCTAGTGTATTCATGTTTTTAGATATGGGAACTAAATTACTAGAAACTGAGGCCGGGATATCTGATAATGAATCTACTACTTATGCTGTAAGAAAAGCAATTGAACAATCAGTTATAGAAATTATTAAAGAGGGTGCAAAAAAGAAACTGTGGAAATTTAAGGGAGAGAAAACTAAATGAGAATAAGCATACTTACAATTATAGCTTACTTTATTATGGTAAGTGTGAGTTATGCAAGTGACGTTTATATTACACAATCGGGTGCAAGTCTTACTGCAAATATCAATCAAGACGGAACGTCTAGTACGTTTGGTACTTCTGGAACAGCTGTTACATTAACAGGCGACAATCATACTTTAGATGTCGATCAAATTGGTACTAGTAATACTATTGCTGCATCAGTAGTTGGTGCAACACAGACATTTACTCTTAGACAAGCTGGTAATAGTAATACGTCTACTGTATCAGTTGGTGGAAACTCAGCATCTGCCGATAATAGTATCATACAAACATTAACTGGTAATTCTAATACAACCACAGTTAATGTGGCCAGTGCTGCTGCCGGTGATGATGCAGATATTGATTTGGTCGCAACTGGTGACAGTAATACTGTGACCATCAACGAAAATAGTACTGCATCAATGATTGGTTCAGATAAGAAGATTACATCCATTACTTTAATTGGTGCCAGTAATACGGTGACTTCAACACATACAGGTGCAGCAGATCAAG